TGTTAGGAGTGATTTACCGGAATTGATTAATTTACCTATAGGATTCATAGCTTCGTTTACTGTTGCGGCCTTACGGCCTTCAGGACTATCATAGAATTCGGCTATTGCCTTGGCTTGGGGGATAAGCAACCTTTTTAATTCTGTATCTGTGGCTATTTGTTTTGCTGTGGCGATCGAGGCTTTCTTGTCGGCGTCTAATTTTTTTTCGAGCTCTTTATTCATAGAAGTTTCGGCTACGGTTTTATTTCGGGTTTCTTTAAGATTTTCATTAGTTTCTTCCATATTATCGATTTCAGCTTTTGTTCTAGCAGCTTGAAGACCGGAACTAAGAGCTGGAGTAACGATGTCTTGAACATTGGCCATTGCTCCCGGGGGTGTGGATGCGCCGCCATATTGGGCTGAAAGGATCGGGTTGAGACCGGCGGCGCGTAAGTCTTCAACCTGACGTTGATGTGAAGTATTGCTCATACGTTCTTGGAAATCCATTTGCTCACGCGACAAATCAATGTTTGTGCGATTGGCGGCTGCACCCCCAATTAAGCCCCCTACCGTGGAAATCACGGAGGGGGCGACTGCTTTAAGAACTTTGCCTATTGGCATGTAACCTCCTAGAAGTGGTCGATCATGCCCGGAACGCCAAATAGTGGCATTGGTCGGGCGCATTTGAGGTCGAAGAAGGAATCGAACAAGAAGTGAGGCTCGGTATTAACAGCAATAACCCGATTAATAGGCGGGTTTTCTTGGATAAACGTGCTGTTGAGAACTGGAAGAGTAGCGAAGTTTTGTGCCAAATGCCAAACGTCAAGCGTTTGAGCAAAAGTTGAGCGGAACCGACCAGTGATAATAGAAGGCTTGTAACGATATTCGCCATAACGTTCTTGAAATCCAAATGTTTGAGTATCGGCAGCAGTGCCTTGAACGAAGATTTCTTGGTTTTGAATGGCTTGTTCACCAATATGTGAAAGAGCAGGCCAGTAGAAATCATAACGGGTGTTTCGCGAAAACATGCGATGAACACCCTGTTGATAGTTGAGGTCTGCGCGAACCGAGACAAGACCTAAAATGATGCAGTGCTCAGTAAATGATTGGGTGAAACCGTGACCCATGATGGAGCCAGTGGCGTAAGCCGACAAGTTGCCTTGTGGGGTTGGTTGACCTGTGGCGGCCGAAGTTTGGGCTATTGGAGAGACACTGATAGTTGTCGTGCCCCCACCCAAATATTCAGGCCGCTGTTGCCTTGCATCAGGAGAAGTGACACCAAAATGAGAACGAATAACTTCTGTGTATCGAGTACCACCGCGAGCATCCCTTTCTAAGAGTTTTTGGATTTGAAATGATTGGCGCAACTGGTTGATAGTTGCTGCTGTAACAGCCGAAAGATCAGCATTGAGAGTGCCTTTCGGATCGAGAGAAACACCACCGGCGCCGATAGAGAGGCGGCCTGCGGGTGAAGTAGAAGCGCCTAGAGAAGCACCAGAGGCGTTTAGAGTTTGAGTGCCGGCGTTGAAGACGTCCCATGCTGCGGCATTAGCAGTACGAATGACCGGAGCGTTGCCAGCAAGTGGCAAAGGAACTGAAGTGCCCTTTTGTGGGAATGGTAGTGCAGACGTGAAATAGTCGTGACGTTTGCCACGACGAAGAAGAACGAAATCTGCTTGGTTGTCAGGGCCGTCGCCTGTTGGATTTGGTACGCTGTTTTGGAGGTTCTGGTCACGGAACCATTCGTTCCAAATCAAGTTGTAAGCGCGATGAACCAAGGAGTGATGAGTATAGCCAGCAACATTGATAGGAAGGCCAAAATAGTCAGATAAGGAACCTGCTGCATATCCACCTGCGGGTGCTGTAAGTTTGGGCGTAAGGAAATCGATAGAATCACCTGGATTGCGTTGTTCACCCATGAAACGTTTGAAATTCGCCCAGATAAGGCGAAGGGGGACAGCAAAAAAGAAAGAATCAAGATAGAGGTTGTCCATCAATGGTTTGATGGGTGTAGCCATGCGGGTAAATGCAGCCATTTTGAGGTTGAAAGTATCGCCAGGTAGTGCTTCGTCAACAAAAACAGGAACGAGAAAACCTGCATCAAAAGTGGTTTTCGTACCGCAGCTTCGATTAAAGCTGGAACGTGGAATTTCAGCCTTAGGAACTTGGCTGAATGTGTGATCGGATTTGTAGGATTTGTTGACGCTGTTTGACATGGTTTACCCTCTAAGATGTTAACAAGCAGTTTTGCGACATGCTCAGGTCGTTGCTTGCCGTCCCCTAAAGAACAGGACATCTTGCGGGACGGATTTAGATTACTGCTTTTTGTGCTCTATTGCAAGCCCAAGAGAAGCAGGAGTTGATAATAGTGTAATTTCAGCATTTGAATCATTGAATTCGCCGATTTCAAATAAAGTGAAATCTTCTGCGTGTTTGCACATATCAGTGTCTGGGTTGTTAACATGGTCAGCAAAAGCGCGTATAGCAGTACCCTTAGTAGGGGAAAAAAATGGCTGCAGGTAAGCCTGAGCCTTAGAATCATAAATAGAAAAAATTTTGACAAGCATTTTTTACTCCACATTACGTTTAAGGAAAGAGATTCGTGCGTTATGCACGACCTCGCGGATAGCTAATCGTTCAGGCGTATTGTTGTCAAGATGCAATTTTGCATTTTCTTCACGTTGAAATTTTAGTTCATCAAATTCATAAGGATTTTGTTGCTCGAGCCGCGAAAGGTAGAATTTCGGCGGCTGTATTTTTTTGCCATTCATAACTACTTCGTCGCTCGGGAAGACCTCGCTTTTATATTTTTCGTACCAACCGGAACCGAGACCAGGGCGGCGAGACATGGTGACGTATTCTGGTTTGCGGTAACCAGTGATTTCGCCCGTTGAATGATCAACGATACGATAGTGTTTGTCAGCGTCTTTTCCGTTAATTTTTTTCATGATATAACGCGCGACATAGGCGGCGCTTTGAAACGTGACATCGCCGATTGAACAAAAGCCCATGGGCTTTTGAGTGTCAGGGTCAGACCACAAGGCTTGCAGTGAATCGGACGTATAGAGACGATCACCTTGAGGTGTTTGTTTCCAGAATTTCTTATCAGGAAAATCGAAGTTGAAAAGACAGGCGTGGTAATGCGGCCGCCCGTAAGTTTCTCCATATTCCCCACAATGAAAGAATCGTATTTGAGAACCATATTTCCTCCGTAGTCGTTTCATGAATTTTTGATAGTGCTCGAGTTGAAGCGAACCATCTTTTGGAAGATGTTCGTTGTTGTAGGTAAGAGTGATGAAACAGTTTTTTTCATATAGCTGCGCCTCATGGACGCAGCGAATAGCCCATTGACGGCTGCGCTCGAGGCGGCAGCCGACACATTGACCGCAGGGAACCTGCAGGTCGGGTTTAAGTGAATTGCATTTTGCCGGATGGTAGGCAAATAGCAACTTTTTTTGCGAGGCGTCACGATGACGCCACGCATCTAGTGGGTGATAGCAGGTCATAAATCGCTCGGGTTGTTGTTTTTGCTTGCTTACCGAGCGACTTGTTAGAGGCGGATACCGCCACGCATCGGGTTGGCGCTGGCCGAATTTTTGGGATGCGGCGCGGCGTTGCGAGTGAAGACCTTACGGCTTGTTGATTTTTTCATGGGCTTGCGTTTCATTTTATCCTCTTTGGTTGTTTTGGTGTCAGTCCGAACAGTTACATCAAGTGGTGAACTGTTCGGAGAAATCCCCCTGCACTACGCAGAGGGGATTTTTTCGCCCTTTGAGGGGGCATCGGAGCCCCCTGCTGGGGTCTCCGCGGGCTTGATGGATGAGCCATCGGAGCCCCCAGCGGGGGACTCCGTGGCCATACCGAGTTTGAGCATCTCGGGGAGGTTTTCAGGATTGGCGACGAAATCGAGATATTGCGCCGGATCGTTTCCGAACCGTGCGCGGATGATTGAAGGAAGTTGTGCAAAGGCTTGTTGGCCTTTAGTGACGATTTCCATAGCTTCGTGGAAGGATGGAGCGTTGGAAACGTCGGCGTACTGAGGAACGCCGTATTGCGACGGGTCGTAACCGTCGCGGGTGATGCGTGCTACAATTTTATTGATGTCGCACTCATCTGTAAAGGATTGCTTAGTAAGTGAGGTTTCCTGACTGAAGTCGATACCAGGAACCTGAGGTACATCATATGCGTGATGGATTTTAGTTTGTGTTTTCATAATAGATTACCTTGTTAGGAGTGATTTACCGGAATTGATTAATTTACCTATAGGATTCATAGCTTCGTTTACTGTTGCGGCCTTACGGCCTTCAGGACTATCATAGAATTCGGCTATTGCCTTGGCTTGGGGG